GTTTCCCAGTCACGATCGATGGGGGTGTGAGGGTTCATTTATAGTATGTATGTTTTCCATAATCACTTCCGAGCTTGCAACCATTTATAGATTTCATAGCCTTTCAGTCCTTTTGGAGGTCGGTCACTGCCTTTAGTGCCAGCGTTGATTTTAAGACCAGCTTCTCTCATTTTTTCTTTACGAGCCGTATTCTCTTGTTCAAGTATTCGTAATTTCTCATTTTGGGCTTTGCCCTTGACGATAAAGTACGCATCTTGTAAAGTGAGTGCCTCGTTAGATTGTAAGAGGGGAACAATGTCATCTCTATAGTCCATCAAATCAGGATTTTGTGATTTGAAACTTTCCAATGCTTGTCTTTTTGTATTCAACTCTTGTTCTTGTCTGATTGGTTTCATCATCTCTTGCATCCGCCTAGCAACTTCTTGTTGGATACGAGTTTCAAAAGATTGTGTATCATACGGGTCAAGCTCAACAGTTTCGGCACTAGCAAGCGTATCGATTGTCTTGTTGAACTCAGAGTTCATTAGACTTTGTTGAAGTGATTCCACTTCTTTGCGCTGTGCTGCAAGTTCTTGAGTTTTTCTCGTATAATCCGCACGCAAGTTAGCCATAAGCTTTTGCGCTTCTTCTGGAAGTGATGAAACAACCTTACCATAATCGATGCCTTTGTGTCCACCTTCATCTGACATTGCAACTTCTGCAAGTTGTTCTATTGTCATTGACTCTGGTGTAGGAGGTGCTGGTTCAGCTTTTGCTTTCGATAAAGCTTCGCCCACTCGGTCTTTTCCTAAGAAAGACTTTTGCTTTTTCTCCGTAATACTATTGATTGCATCTTCTATGTCAAGTTGTATATTCGGTGTTTCAACAGTCGCAGTTTGTACTTCATCAGCTACATTACTCACATTGTTATTGTTGTTTTCACTCATAGGTAGTTTTCTCCTAAGCCATTCGGCTCATAAATAAGTCGAGTTCGGCATCGCCTCCCTCAGCTCTGGGTTGTGATTGTATGGCTTCTTGTGTTGCCATTGTTTTCACAACGGGCACATCAGCCTCTGCTTGGAACTCGCCCATACCAAGTGGCTTGTTCAAGAAAGATTTGAATGACTTGTCAGATGCCATTGCATCCATCTTGCCAGCCAACATTTTAAGATCTTCATCATCTGAGATGTCACGGATACTGAATCCATACTCATCTTCGAGTCCAGAAGAGAACACAGCAGATTCGACCATCTGTATATTCTTGATAAACTCTGGTGGAAACACCTCTGGAGCTTTATCGAACTTCGGATATGCCGGAGCTCTGAATACTTTATTGACACGATTAAGTGAGTCTACTAGTTTGTTAATTCGATTGAGTGAGAAGTCGCCTTTGACTTCTGGCATTGCATCATCTTCGGCCATATCAGCTTTGTCAGCAAGATCCATCAGTCTATCTGGGCTTACTTCCATAACTTCCATTTCTGCCATCATTTCTTCACCGGGCATAATAATCTCCTATTTTATACTTTGTAAGTTATTGGGTCCTAAGGGTAGGCCCATTTGGGCGAGGGAAGACACATCGTCTGGTACGCCAGCAGCAGCTTCATCAGCTCTTTTCTGTGATGTCTTCATAGCTTGTTCTGCCTCTTCGAAGAATGCGTCGGGCAGACCGAGTGCTCTCACCAGTTCTTTCAACAACGTTGTGGTAGGCACGCCTAACTGTTGCAACATTGGAATGGACTGGATATATTCCCTCTTTCGTACGCTTTCACTTATCGGTGTCATTGCTTGGTCTTGTGCGTAGCATACCCAGTTTTCTTCTAAGTCTGAGGGTGCTACAACGGCTGGCTTACCATCTACAGCGATAATGTTTCTATCTCCACTTTCTTCGAGGTATAGTCGAAGGATGTCAAGATATGTGGTTGCGAGTTGTTCTATCATACTATCTCTTTCTCTTGCCAATCTTCCAATCTCATTCGATGTGTAAGATGCAAGGGCCGCAACTTCTGTTGCTGTACTTCTTGTAGCTTCACCTCTTGTAAAGGGAGCAAGAATGTTGCCCTTGTCCTTATCAGCTTGGACTTGGCGATAGTATTGTTCTAGTTCTGGAGGGGTTTGATTGTGAGGAATGGGAACAACTACGTTGTTAATGTTTTCATCATCAATCTCAATAAAGAGGCCATCGATACCAGATGCAACTTGTGCCATCTGTTCATCATCCATTGAGCCTTTTCTTACTAGGTATTGGCGTGATGCTTTACGAACACCATTGGCTTGGAATGTTCTAATAAGATTGGTTTCATATATCTGGTCGTATATTCTCTTCATCGCACTGTAGCCATCGAGAGGATTGTCTGGAATACGATTGAAGTATAACGGTACGATAGGTATACGTTTTTCACCAGATGCGCTCTCAAAGGGTATCTCCACTCTTTCTAAGAAGCGTGTACCATCTTGCCAGTTTGGAGTCCAAAAGATCATCTCTTGGTTTATCAGATCATAAAACTCTATAATCTCAATAAACTTAAACATTTCAATACCGATGTTTGGATCATCATCATTGGTGTAAGACTTATCAAAGTATTCCATCTTGCGACAAGCTTTGAAGTCTTTGTTGCCAAACATTTGTTTTGCATCACTGAGAGGAAGATAGTATTTGTGTCCTACGAATCTACAATCTTGCCATCGTCTTGCTTGTCTATCTACAATCACTTCCCAAGGAGCAACAGCAAACATATCGACTCTACGATAGATGTCTTTACTTTCTCTTGGCATCAGTTTTGCAAAAGCCATTGGATAGATAAGTGCCATTCTCGATGCATCTTCAATTACATTGCGTTGTCTTACGAGAAAGTCATTTGCCAGATGTTCGGCAATCAGCTTATCACCTCTTTGTCTTAGTCCATCTTTGAAGATAACGCCAGGGTTGCGACTGAATAATGACGAGATGAAGGATTCGATGTAGCCATAGGCATCAGCAGTTTGGATTGTGATACCCCAATCGCCCATTCCATATGTTTCACTCTTGTCCCAGAAGTCTGTTTCGTAGCATTGTTTGTATGCGAACAAGTCTCTTCGCTTGTCTTCCCAGTACTTATCGTGCACATCACAAATAGTTTTCAGTGTATCCGGTGTCATATTCGGCATTTACCACTCCTTCCGTTTGAATGGGATAGGACCCATTGCACGAATGGCTCGTGCTCTTTGTTTTGACTTAAACTTTTCAATCATCGTTTGTCTCGTTTGAGTGAAAGTTGGTGTTGGTTGTAAGTATGCAAACCATTGCGCAAGACAGAAAGCCATAAGGACATCATCGTGTCCACCCTTTGGATGTCCGGGTGTTCCCTTATCTGATACTTGGCAGTTGCGCATCTCGCTCCATAACACTTGAGGTATACTTTCCATCATCTCATTGCAGAGCAGAGATCTTACGTGGTCAAAGATCCTCAATTTGTTTTCCGAACGAGTGAACCAGTCTTTTCCGTTTTTCTGCTTAAACAATCTTTTTACCTTCCACTCTTTCAAACGATACAAGACCGTGTGTCCCGGTCCGTCTGCTTCCACTATTGTATTGGGTTCTTCGTATTCGTGATACAGATTCCATACTTTTTCTGCAAGATCTTCTGGCAAAATTGTATTATCTCTGTAAATATACACCGGTTGTAGCGATGTTCCACTCACTATAACTATAGCAGAGTAGTCCTTTCCGGTACCTAATGCAACATCTACGCCCATATAGTATCGATCACCCATTATTCTTTCGTCATCTTCCCACACTTTTCCTTTCCAGTCTATAATGTCACAAGTGTCCAAGACATCTGTAGGATAGAAGAGTTTTGTATTGGACATAAAAGCTTCATCGATAGAACTGGGATACTCTCGTTTGAACTTGTCCAGGCCCATTGTTGAGACTTGTGTCCTACGCCAATACATCTGTGCTTTACTGAGACCATTGTCTTGTTGTATCTTCAGTTCATTCTCATTCATCTCAGGGACATTTGGATTGTGGAACTGTGACTTTTTAAGATACTTCTTATGTTTGTGCCAAGGAAAGAAACATACGTGCCAACCATTGCCTGGTGCTCCTAATACCAGCTCGTGGTATTTATCGCCAGGCCCATTTGGAGTCGTTTCTATCACAATCTGCCCATTACCTACCGATGCTACTACGTTGGCAAGCAAATCAGACTGGTCATCGAAGAATGCGAACTCACTGATATGTGCAGATGAGAACGTAAAGGAACGAGTCGAACCAGCTTTACCTCCAGCAGTAAAGGACCGAAGTGTGGCTTTTGTATCTTTGAAAGTGAGAGTCCTTGCTGATTGCTTGGACAACTTTCTTTTGAGAGGTTGGGGCAAGGCGAGATAGAAGTCTTTGTCTATGCTATGGAGGTGGTCAGCTGAATCTCTAGTGTAAGAGAGTATCACACTTGTTTGAGGTTCAGCCGAGACATAAGTCTTCCACAGAAAGAATGCACGAATAAGAGTCGAACATCCTATCTGCCTCGCCTTGCATACAACCACACGATTGTATTCTAAGAGTGCATCCAATAAGATCTCTTGTTCGTCGTTAAGAACGAATGGTACCACTTTACCGTTATCTTTATCGAATACGTGTAGAAACTTGAAGAACATCCGAGGATCTTCTCTCAGTCTCTGCATTACTGGATTGTCTATCTTCACTTATAGAACCTCTTGTATACTTCGTCGAAGATCTCTTCTACTACGATAAACTCATCATCGTTATTGATGACATCCATAATTTCTGCTGGAGTTGCACCAGTTTCTTGTTGCATTTTCTTCACAACCTTTTCAAATATATCAGCTGAATCAATAATCATCTTACCATCCTTCGTGTAGTGTGGGACTTGTGACCAATCGAATGGTGTCCAATCAGTCTTTGCTGCCACCCTCAAGCACCGATAAGATCTCGCTCATATCTTGGTCTGAACCAAACTCTTGACGAAACTTTAAGAGGACTTGACATAGTTCCATAAAGGTTCTAGGACCCATCTTCCAGTTTGTCTCATCGTTGTGTTTCACACCAAGGAGCATAATGTTTCTGATAATACCTTCGAAGTCACCATTGTGGATGGATGAGTTCAAGGCTTTCTTGTAGTTTACTGATCTTCGTTTATGAATCTTGTCTGACATAGTGTTCTCTCAGATGTTTAAGGGCTTTACTCTTCCGTTTGAAAGCCGCACTGGGCGTAGCAAGGCCCAGATTGGTGGCAATCTGCTTGAGAGTAAGACCCTCGTAGTAATAATCCCAGAGGACTTTCGCCTCTTCCTTCGTAAGGACTTCATCAATAACGGTCCAGATACTTGTCTGATCAGTTTCATCTTTGGGTTCCTCCTTCTG